CGACGCTTTCGTCGGGCGTTGCTATTAGAGAGTGGGTACTTAAAGTGCCTTGAATTGGCCGATGGTGAGAATGGGGATATTTAGCTGATGGGCTTTTCCAATTTTTGATGATGTGCCGGAAGGATCCTTAACGACCAAGTGAGTTGTAGTTTTACTAACTCCACTGGCTATTTTCCCACCTTGTTTAATGATTGAATCTTCCAGTTCTTTGTCTCGGATTCCAGAGAAACATACCGCAAATCCGGAATATTTGCCATCTGTCGTAGTTTCCGGTGTGGAAGTCTTGAACTGGATCTCGGTTTCCATTAGGAATTTGTGAAATGGCACGATTCCATCAAGAAATGATTTTGTGGTAACAGACGGGGATTTGAACTCTGGCTGTGTTACGATACATTCAGCTCGCCCTCGGACGAACCAATCCAATAGTGTGGGTGAAAGTGAATCGAGGATTTTTTGAGCCTTAATTCTGCCAATTCCTTTGAAGCAATCGCTCGCTTGCATGAGAGTTGCAAGATCAACTCCTTCCGAGATTTTTCGATTATTCTCCAAAATTGTATTTACCATACCTTCGCCAAACCCTTCGATTTTTAGAATATCGTCTGGAGTGAGACTGAGAATTGCCTTGACAGACGTATGTCCCGCATCAAATAATTTGGCGAAAGTTTCTTCTCCCATATTTTCGGCGCCTACTGTGGTAAAGAAGAATATCATTTTCGCAAGTTTAATGCCAGGACATTCAGGATTTGAGCAATATAGTTCAATTTCCTTCTCATCGAATTTAGTCTCTTGGCCACAATGAGGACACTGATGTATTTTATGCCACATTCTATTTTCATCCATTGGGACAGGAGGGGTTATGGTTTCCAGTATTTTAGGAATTACACCACCAGAACGAGTGACCAAAATTTTTGCTCCGGGAGCAATATGATGATTGTAAATCCACCCTGCATTATAGCCGGTGGGGTTCTCCATATTGCAGTCGCCAGTATCTACCGTTTCGATATTGACAACCGGTTTTAATGCTCCTGATTTGCTGGCTTTCCAATTAACGCCCTTAACCGTGGTCTCGAAAGATTCGGTAAAGTCTGGATGCTTGTAGGCTATTGCATAGAGAGGATTGCCTGATGTCTGTTGTCGGCCAATTACTTTCCATAGACTGAGGTCATCTATGTAGAGTACGAGGCCGTCAATATAGAAGTATTGGCGCCAGAATAAGAAAAGCTCCGACAATTCTGGTTCTGTCAGGTCTTTAAGCTGGACGGTTACGAATGGGTATTTTTGACCATTCTTTGTATTCATCATTTGCCCGAACTCAATGCTTAGGTCTTCTAACAATGAAGAGTATCGAGTCCAGTTGTCGAGTGATTTTTCATCTATCCCGTAGCGAATAAAACTTGCGTGTTTTATATCTTCAGATACTTCGTCTCGATTTATGAATCCGGCCACAGTGTTGCGTGGAGAACGATAAGGTTCTCCAGTTGAGATAGATTTTTTACCAACCATATTTTCTTCCCAGTTAGTACGAGCGAACACAAGTTCTCCGTAGGTGAACGAGACTGGGAATACTGATGGGTCAAGCACTTCTTTGAAATTACCCACATTGAAATGTTCAGTGCAATCTTGGCCTTCATTTTCAGCTCCACCACGTGAGTAGGTTTTATGGGAAATTTCATCATGCAGCCATGACACCCCGTCGTATTTAGGTGTAATTACGAGTTGGGCTGTCGGAGGTAAAGCAAGGCTTTTAGCCCATTGTTGAAGTTCAAAAAGGCTTTTGACCTTATTGAGAGACTTCATGGGAATTGGTAACTTACGTTTACGGCCCGTTAAAACCGGCGCTGGTTCTACTGCTGAGAACCATTCATTGTTTGGGTCGAGATTCCTGAGTTCATCGACCAGGCGGTCATATTCTGAATCAGAAATCTCAGGGTTGCCGATGCGGTAGGCTTCGTTGTACCGTTTTATATCGGCAACCAATTCTGAGATTGATTTCATATTATTTAGGCATTGATGGGTCTATAAGATTGAATATTGCGTCACGACCTTGTTTATTCCATTTGAAGTCGGTACGTTTACGTAAGCCGGTTCTGGGCTCATGGGTCCCCCATGTTTCATGTCCGGGCGTAACCACCAGTTTTCCGACACCAGTTGTTATGATACCGGCGTTGAATAGCTTCATACGAAGTGTTTTGTAGCACATTCCAAGTTCTGAAGCGATTTGAGTGGTTGTGTATAGCTCTCGGTCGGTAATGACCGCATCGTAGTAATCAACTTTAGGTGCAGCCAGAACCAGATTGTTTTCAGCTGTGATGGCACGTTGCTCCATTCTATCAAGAGCTTTTTTTGCTGCTACCAATCCACGTGCCATGACAATCTCTGGAGTATCGTCTGGAGTAGCGATAACATAACCTCCGGTTTTTCTTATAGAAGGTAATACTTCTTTTGTTACCCATTTGCGGAATGGTCTTGCTTTAGGAGCGTCACTGCGTAAGATTACTTCGTAGAGTGCCGATTCATTGATAAAAGTTGCTTTTGAGTTTCCTGCCGACTGGGGATAACTCAAAGTTAGGGCGTGTAAATCAATGAGTTGGGTGTCTGATTCGTCCAATCTGCTTTTAACCTTGCTTGGATTAGAAAGTTCTAACGCTTTGCAGACATCGGCAAGACAGAATAAAGGACCGTCTTCAGATGGCACAGAGCGCACCTCTCCAAATTCAGGGTGTGAGAAGATTTTTAGAGCTTCCTCTGGAGTTGATTCTTCTGTTTTGATTTGCTTACAGATTTCTCGCATCCACGCAATTTTCTCTTGTTGATCAGGATAGATAGGAGCCTTGACACCTCGTTTAGCAAGGTTTTCAAGGTCGCAAGATTGGATTGCTGAAAGAGCTTTACCGTTTTTGTAAAACTCAATCTTTGCACATGTGTAGCAGATTTGGAAGATGGGAATTGAACTTGCACCTAATTGAAGTAGGTTGCGGGCATCAGTTACGGGTATATAAACCGCATCTTCCACTTTTCTGAATCGCACAACCATTCCTCGATAGCTATGCGAAATGACCTCTGGGTGGTCGGCATATTTTCTTGTGGCCATAAACAGGTAATTGGGGAGGGTACGGAATACCCCCCCCAGTTTTGATGAATTGTTAGATTATTTGATGCCAGTATGGCCGTAGCCGTTTTCGCCACGTTCAGTATCGGTGAGTTCTTCGACTTCTTCCCATTCAGCTTGTACGACAGGCTTAATGACAAGTTGCCCGATACGGTCGCCATCATTGATTTCAACCGGCTCATAGCCATTGTTGAAAATGATTACGCCGATGTCGCCACGATAGTCACTGTCGATGGTGCCAAGATGGGCTACGACACCAAGTTTGATTGCGTTACCTGAACGACCTCGAACTTGTCCTTCGTAGCCGACAGGGAGTTCAATATGGATGCCGGTGGGAACCAGGGCTCTTTCTCCGGGTTGGAGGCGAACTGGTTCGTCGATGTTAGCGCGGAGATCGGCGCCAGCAGAACCGGGGGTTTTGTACTTGGGAAGCTCGTGCTTCGACTTGTTAATGATTTTGACTTTCAGTGTTGGTTGTTTCATTGGGGTCTTTTTTGAAAGGGTAAAACGGAGATTTCTCTTTTGCGGCTTTGGAATATTTCATGCCTTTTCTACTCATTTTCCCATTTGGGTAAACCTTGCGTTCTACTTGACAAAGTCTATCGTATTCTTCCAGATTTAGTTTCCCCATATCATCATCTTCAAGAGTGATGTTAGGTGCCAAATATCGGAAATAGAGTTTTTGGTATGAAATAATCTTACCGGTACATGCTGCACGGATGGATGAAACATTCCAGTCGTGGGCCTTAGCCAGTGCAAAAGCCGATTGATTGATAGAAATGAGTCTTTTCTGAGGGTTAAAGACCAAGACTCTTTTAGTCGTTGTGTTTGTGCTCGTCATCTTCATCTCTGCATAACACTTCCTTAGGGATGCGCTGGCGAGCTTTGCGCAAGAGGTAAGCGTCAGAGACGGCGAATCCGTTACTGAACAATTCGTCCATTCTATCGAATATGTACAGAAGGAAGGGAGGGTTAACGAAAGATATAAAAAGGTAGACGAGACTACTTTCAATTAGTATATGACCCTCGGTATTGAGATTGCAGACTCCATCTTCATTCAGTTGAAGTGTGCTTATGATGTCGCTGATTGGGCCTTCATATTTTTTAATGAAGGCATCAACACTCAATGAAAGTCGTTTGGATTTTATATAAGCGGTCGCATCGAAAAAGATCTGACCATCAATTTGCCTCCCGAAGAGCATTTCGGGAAATTCTGGGAAAAGTGGCTCTGTGCATTTAAGGTCTATTACTTTCCCAGCATAAGATAGCATTTATTATGCGTTTACTTTGTTTTCATAGACTTCTACAGGCCACATAATAGCGGCGGTCGGGTCAAATTTAGCGTCGCGGACAACAAAGTCGCCCATTGCTACGGAGTTGTTGAGGTATTCTGCCACCAGTTTGCTTGCCTCAGCGTTAGAGGTAGCCGGAATGTAGAGGGTTTTGTGGCTGCGTTTTTCTTTGGCAGTTTTTTCATCAATGGTGATGAACATGACTTTGACACCATAAAGACCTACGCCTGTTTCATCTCCTTCCTCGAAATAGCAGCTTACGAGGCCACATACGAGGCTGTCATCTTTATGGAGATTGTCATTGTAAATGATGTCTTCGATTTTCGTTTTCAGAATTTCGATTGATACATCATCTGAGAACTGTTTGCGATTTTGGCTTGCGATAAGCTCATACGCTACTTTCTCTGCTTCAGTATAGCTGGTTGCTAAAACAAGCTCCTCAGTCTTCAGTTTTTGAAGCTGACCGCTCTCGTTAGCCTCACCCAGCCACCCAGTCTTGATACGGTAATAATTTAATCCGTCCATGTGATTTGGTTTTTAGTGAGTAAAAATGTTTTCGATTGCAAAGTTAATACATCTCGTTTACATACACAAATATATTTCTATTTATGAATAGTTAAAATGTGTTATATGCCTGATATTGCATAGTATATATGCTTAAATGAAGTGTCTTGAAATTTTATGATTTAACAGACTGAAATAATCTGGATGAATATAGCTGTGGCTTAACTCAAACAGAAAAAATCCATAAGGACTATTCTTTGGTAAAACAATTTACGATGTCTGTAGCTACATATTACCCACGATATAATGCTGATATGCTGGAGAGTAACTTCCATACCAGCAAGAAAACTATACAGGAGTATGTTCGGGAAATCGAGCGGCACTGTAGATATAAGTCTGTGGCCCATCAGTTGGCCGATGAGACAATTCTCGACGACAGAGGTAAGCTGATTGACCTCTATGAAGCATGTGTGCAGCAAGACGCGCACTTAGCCGGTGTCTTGGAAACACTCTACTCCCAGATACTTGGTGAAAGATATATGCTTGCTCGTCAGACTGACAAAGGTAAATATGTACCAGATACTCAGGAAACGAAAAAGATTAGAGGACGCCAATTTGATAAGGTTATTAAAGGTATTGTAGATTCAATGCTTTATGGCTTTACAGGGTTAGAGATACTCCCTGGTATTGATCCTCGAACTGGCAAATTGAAGGAAATCAATCAAATTGAGCGCCGTAATATCCTCCCAAGTCAACGCCGTATCGTTCAGCGACAGAATATATGGAACCCTGGCTGGAATTTTGATTCTGCACAATATGTAGATAATTATGTGCTGATAGATTCCGGGGGGCTTGGGGCGTTTTCGGCTACTACTCCTTTGATTTTGGCAAAAAAGTTCACTTTTGCTAATTATGTAAACTTCTCACACACTTACGGCCAACCTATCATTCATGGCAAACTTCAGTCCGAATCACAGTCAGACAGACGACGTTTTGCTTCTGAGATAGCTAATGCTGCAATGAATAAAATTGTAGTAACGGGCCTTGAAGATGAGGTTGACATTAAGACTTTTACGATGTCGAACTCCGAGAAGATTTTTACTGGTCTAATTGAACTGGTAGATCGAGATGTTTCCAATCGAATCTTAGGTTCTGAGTCTATGGCTGGTGCCACTCAGTCTTATGTTGGCGCAACTAAAGCACATGAAGACATATTCAGAGACCGCATTTCGATGTATCGGGATTATATAGAGAATGTGATGAATGAGGAAATTATTCCTCGTCTTGTCGCTATGGGTTATATTAAACCCGGTCTGGAGTTCATGTATTCACGTCGTTTGGAAATGTCTAATAAAGACCAGATAGATCTCTATACATCTTTACTCGGTTTCTACGAGATAGAATCGGATGAAATTGAAAAGACATTTGGTGTGCATGTAGGCAAACAGCTCAATGTCGTAACTGGTGGTGGAGGTTCCGCTGGTGGTTCTACCAGTGGTGGAGATGGTTATGGTCCTGGAACACGGCATTTAACAGATGAAGAATATATGCGCCGGTATGGTCATCCTCGTAGAGCTGCAAATTTTCTCCAGGGGAGAAAGTAGGCAGTGCTTTACTCCCCGATATTCAGGCCAGACGACTGCCAAAAGAAGATAAAGACAAAGAAGATGAAGAATACGCTGCTCTTGTTGCCGCTTTCCAACGTTTTGTGGATCGAGTGTCTACAGGATTGGATGCAGATGAAGTGTTTGAGGAATTGGTGTCAATTCGTGCAGATTTCGCTCTTCGTCATGCTTTTGACGGCTTTGGGATGGAATATGATCAAGCTCTTGAACTAATACGAAATAAGGAAAACCTTACACCTGAACAGAATACTGAGCGCGAGATTTTACTTGCAGCTGTTGATAATCTGATTGATTTCGCTACTGTTGAAGAATATCATGCTGTATCTGAGACCATTGATTTCTTGGATAATGAAGAGTTAGAGTCTGAAGACAACGGAATGGATGATGAAGAACGTGAGGAAGCAATTCTTGCCATTTGCGCCAAATATAATCGTCGATATGCTAACACTGAGAATCACGATATTGAGTACGCGATGATTATTGCAGCTCAGTTATCGGCCCTTTCAGATGACAGCTATTTAATGTATATGACGATGGGTGATGAACGTGTTCGCCCCTGGCATCTCCAGTATGAAGGATTCACAGCTCCTAAATCTTCATTCCCGGCGTGGCTGGTTCCACCTATTGAGCATCAGTGTCGCTGTTATTTGATCGAGGATGGCAAACCGACCTCACAGATGCGCGACATTAAAGCTCAGAGAGTACAAATTGAGCCTCCTTATTGGTTTAATCCAACATTCAAGGAATGTGTGGCTTTTGGCGGCAGGATATTTTCTGATGAACATCCATACTTCACAATTGACGAATCCCATAAGGATAGATTAAAAGAAATTTCTGAACGTATTAAATCTCATTACTTAAATGCCTAAAATTACTTTACAGCAGATGATTAGGCAATGGGCCGGTGCTGCACATAAGTTTGAGGTTAATGTCACTAATGCTGAAGCGCAACTTGCACGGTTTGCATGGGAGACATTCCGGAAATCTTTTACTCTGAAGAAATTCAATTCTAAAGGAGCTCCGGCTTGGAGAAGCCTTCAGAACCCACCAAAGCCAACTCATGTGGGGCTTTTGCATGAGACCGGGGCTTTGAGGGATTCATTAGAATACAGATTTACTCGTCGGTCAAAAGGTGGTGAGATTAAAGTCTGGACCGATGAAAAGAAATTCATGCGAGAAAACCGCAACAAGCAGGGACAATGTTTTGCTGCTATCCATAATAATGGTGGTCTGACAGCCACTCGTGGATCAAAAGCCAGTCATATCATTCAACGTCAATTTATGCCGGTGGAAAAAGAAGACGCCGGATCTTTAGTCGGTCCAACAACTTATGGAGATTCTTCCTACATGATTGACCGATTATCAAAACTTCATGTTCAAATTTTTTACGGACTTCCGAAATGATAGTTGATAAGAAGAAACAAGACCAACTGCCAGCTCCTATCGAGCCGGAGGTTAATGTAACTGTCGTAGACGACCGTTATCAGACTGAACAAGAGTTAATTGCTGGAAATGCTCTTGAAGATTTATATTTAGCAGTATCTAAGGTTATTAAGGACTTAAAAGTCAATCCTGATGATCCCAACAGCAAGCCATTATTCCGGACGGTAAAATGGAATATGGGGCAGTTGAACCGTATTCGCAATTCCAAACATAATGAGGAATATGCAATGGCTCTCCCGTTATGCCTTATTCACTTTATCAATGTTTATTGGAACCTCGGTTTTAATAAAATAGGTCAGGCTTACGCACAAATGCGTATATGTTATGTACTCAATCGTCTGAACACCAATGACGATGAATACCAGACTGAAGGTACTCGTGTGCTTAAACAAATTATTGAGGCACTGAATGATAACATGACCAATATCTCACCACTGATAACACGTTTCCAGCTATCTTATTGGGACCAAGTAGAAAGCTTTGATCGTGGAGTCCAGCAGTTTTGGATAACTTACGAAGTTCGTTTCAACGATTATACCACTTATCGCTATAAAAAATACACTCCAGTATATCTTGTGGCTCCACCCTTTACGAACTTCTCCGATATGGATAAAGAGCATAATACTGATAATAAAGAGAATGTGGTTCGTCCGGTTGAAGATGCAGCAATATTCACGAAAGAGGTTCCCAATGTGGAACCTGAAATAACTACTTGATTCAACCTTTGAAATTTCAGTCTGCTATTCTTCAGAAAAAACACAGAAATGGAGATTAGCAATCTGAAATATATTGTTGGAAAAGCCGAAGCCAATAAACCGGCGATTATCCGGTTTTTTGGCCCGGTTGACCAATACACTACCAGAGACTTTAATGATGAGTTTCTGTATCTGCAAAATTGCGTCCAGCCTTCTAAAATTGTCGTGATGATAAATTCAGAAGGTGGTTCAGTGGTGTATGGCATGAGCACATTTTCTGTCATTCAATCTTGTCCTATCCCTGTTGATTGTGTAATCGAAGGACTTGCAGCTTCTATGGGCTCTATCATCTGGGCCGCTGGCGATCGTCTCTATATGCACGATTATTCTTTGCTTATGGTGCATAATCCATTTATGCGATGTGCAGAAGAGGCTGATGCAAATACAAAAGCTACAATAGAAGCTTTTCGTGGTCAACTGGAAACAATCTATTGCAAGCGCTTTGCAATGAAGAAGGAAGATGTGCAGAAGATGATGAATGGCGAAGACAATGTAGATGGCACTTACTTCAGTGCTAAAGAAGCAGTCGCTGCTGGGATTATCAGCAAAGAAAACATCATCAAAACATCAAAGCATATTCGAGATGAAATACATGCAAAAATAGATGGCGTAACTGATGCAGCGTCACTTCGAGATATAATGGCCTCTGCTGTTGAAGCAGAGGGTTATAAACTTGGTGACAAAATGCTTGCTATTCTTGAACAAAACAATGAATCAACAATAAACCAAAGCAAAATGGAACCCAACTCTAATCCAATTTTCGCTGCTCTGATGGCACAGCTTGGTTTTGCAGAAGATTCCCAACTCACCAATGTTTCCAATCGTATCGCCGAGCTTATTCAGGCAGAGGCTGAGCTGAAGACCGTGAAATCCAAGTATGACGACCTTCAGATCAAATTCACCGGTAAGGAGACCGAAGTTGCCAATCTTACTGAAAAACTCGGTAAAGTCGAAGGTCAGCTCAAACAGTATCAGGACGCTGAAGCTGCTGCTCGTGCAGAAGAAATCAACGCCCTTATTGAAAAAGCAGTTGAAGACGGCAAGATCAAAGCCGAGTCCAAAGCAAAATGGATTGAGATGGCTAACGCCAATCTCGAAACCGTGAAAGAAACGCTCGACTCTATCGCTGGTCGTCAGGTCATCACTCAGGCTATTGCCAATGACCCTGAAAACCGTGCTGATGCCGCTGCCGGTACTACTCCGGCTGAACGAGAACTCGCCGAAAAGGTTGCAGCCGCTGTCGGTGCCGATTTCCAGTTCAAGAAACTCGAAGACTAAACAAAAACACAACGAAATAAATGGCAAGCTCTGTTAATTTCGCGCAAAACTCTTACGCTGGTGAGGTCCTTGAAGACCTTCTCACGTACACCGCGCAGGGTAATGATACCTACAAGGAGGGTCTTATCCACATCAAGTCCGGCATCCAGTTTGAGTACACAATCCCCGCTGTGAAGCTCGGTAAAATCATTCAAGACAACAAACCTACCCCTACTTCGACTGAAGGCGCCGGTGCTGGCACTGTCGATGGCCTGAACCAATATACCTTTACTGAACGTAAGCTGACACCGGCAGAGTTCATGGTATATCTGGAGTTCAATCCCCGCGACTTCGAGAAGTATTACAAGTTCGCTCAACCGGACGGCAATCTCGTGTTCCGTGAACTCGATCCCAAGATTCAGGCAACGATGCTTCGTCTGCTCATGGATCGCAAGAACGAATGGATCGGCGAGTCTATCTGGAGCTCGGCGAAGGGTGGCTCGGCACAGGCTAAAATCACCGCGCCGATGGCTCTTAAAGCTGATGGCACTCTCGACACAACTGCTGACACCACTTGCACCACTATCGGTGGCGACAACGCTGGTGGCCCGATGAAGTATTTCGATGGCGCAATGAAGCGTCTGCTCGAAAAGACCGTCACTGACCCCAAAACTGCACAGAAAGAAGAAGCCGTAATCCTTGCTGGTGACACCCGTCTTGATACAGGCGAAGCCGTAGAAGCAGCTTTCAAGGCTATGTATCGCAAGTGTCCCAAGCAGATCCGTAAGAGCTCCGGTCTTGTGTTCGTCTGTGGCATGGATGTCTGGGATCTCTACGACCAGTATCTTTCTGACAAGACTGTCAAATATGCCGACAACACCAAGATCAACCAGTATCGCTACAAAGGCATCCGTATCGTCCCGATTATCGGTGTTCCTGAGCACACTATCGTTCTCGGTCACTTTACCACCGGCATGGACTCGAACCTTTGGATGGGCGTTGACTACGCCAACGACACCGAGGTTCTGAAAGTGGACCGCCTCCAGGCAAATTCTGAGCTCTACTTCTTCCTTATGCGTATGAAGATGGACGTAAATATCGTGCGCCCTGCCGAAATCGTCCTTTGGACCGCATACAAGAAAACAGCGTAACCAATAATCGACAATTAACACACAAAAGGGAGTGGAGATTGAAACTCCGCTCCCTTTTCAAATATCACGAATATTATGGCAAAAGTAACAGCAGAACCTAAGACGGTAGCGCAGTCTGATACTCCTGATACCGATACACCCACCACTCCTACAACATCTCCAACTGAGACTGAAAAGCCTGTGGTGGTACCGGATAACATCGCACCGCTTTTCAAGGCTTGCCCGCAGTACGATCAGCTATGGATTGACCGAGAAGGGGGCGTATTCGCCAGCAAACCCGTGGACTCAACCACGGCTATTCTTTACAAAAAACCTACCGCCCAGAAGGCATAAGGATTTTCAACGAATAATTAAACTCACCAATAAATGGCAACAGGAAATGTAATAATGATCGACGAAGATGGCAACATCGGGTCGGCATCTGTCAGCGAGAACTCTGAGCAAATCAGTGGTCTTCTGTTTGACATTTCAGGCCAGACTCAGTTCTGGGAAACCGGCAAAGGCGCGGAACTGGCTGGAAAACTGAAAGACACTGTTGTAGAACTCCATAGCCTTCAGGATGCCAAAGACCTCGGTCTGGAACCTTTTGCGGGCGGCGAGTCTGCCACAGAGCTGTTGATGGGTATTCCTTATTACCACATCAAGCACTTCTTCGATCTCACCAACAACTACGACAAAACTCTCTATCTGATGTTTGCTGACTGTTCTGCTGATTGGGAAGCAATCATCACCATGCAGAAAGCGGCAAACGGTCAAATCGGTCAGTTTGGCGTATGGACTGAGAAGAAACTGTGGAAGAGTGTGTCTGACACAGCAGAAACTTACAAGGTACTCCTTGTAGATGAACTTCAGACTATTGGCAATACGTTAGCTAACGTCTATAATGCTCCTGCCAGCATTGTTCTCAACGCCAATACGGCGCAGATTGATGGTACCGCTACGGGCCAAGCTGATACTGTAGCTCTTAGCAAGATACCTACTTGTTATGTAGATGCCCGATATGTTACAGTGGCTCTTGGTCAGGAGGCAACTAATGAAGTTCACCAGATGCAGGGTGGTCTGACATCTAAGACGCCGGTTGGCAATGTCGGCATGGCTCTCGGCCTTCTTACACGTTGCAATGTCGCTCACTCTATCGGTTATGTGAACGCTTGTAATCTCCGTAACATCATCTCGACTGAGATTGAGATGGGTTTCGGCAATGCTGCACTCAATTCTGGTATTCTGACAAATCCCACTCCTTACGACGCGCTCTCCATGCCTCAGCTGGACGCTCTGGATGATAAGGGTTATATCTTCCTTCACAAGTATGCTGGTTATGCCGGAGTTTTCTTCTCAAAGGATTACAGCTGCTCCGATGGCGATTATAACTGCATCTCTCGCAACCGTGTCATCAACAAGTCGCGTCGTATGGTTCGTCGCTCTCTGCTTCCCTATGTAAATGCACCTATCTACCTTTCCAGTGGTGGTACACTTTCTACTGGCGACCGCACAAACTTCATTAACATCATTACCGATGTATTGAACGCAATGAAGACCGCCGGAGAAATCAGTGCAGTAGGTGCTGTTGAGTTCGACAACACAACAAATCTGCTTCAGACCAAAACGCTTCTTTTCAGCTACAAGGTTCTTCCTGTAGGCTGTGCTGAAATGATTAAGGTCACTGAAGGCTTTACCGTAACCGTATAATCTCTAACAACACGAAACAATGGCAATTATCAACAATGTCTCGTATTCGTGGGCTATGATCCAGCTTTCGGCACCGGCTCTGACCGGTACCGGGGGCTCGACAGTGCTGAACGGTGTGTCGGCTATCAAGTATAGCATTAAACAGAACGTCAAGCCCAACTACGGTCTCGGTGGCCGCATAATCGGGCGAGGCTTCGGTAACATCGAATGTACAGCCTCGATTACGATGGACTACAACACTCAGGTAGAGCTTCGCAATATGTGCGGTTCCCTTCGTAACCTCGGTGAGTTTGACCTCGTGATTTCTTTCGGCAATTTTGTTGGTGAAGGTGAAATCACAGAAGAAACAGTTACTCTGAAGGGCTGTATCTTCAATGAGGATGGCTTCGAGGCTAATCAGGATGACACCAACCTGACTCACGAGTTCGACCTGAATCCATACGACATCGTTATCAGTTCCGCGACTGGTGCGTAATAATCCTTCCATAGATTTGCAAGAGCCGGTATGAAAAATATCGGCTCTTTTGCAAACCTACATTTTTGGCATTAGCTATTCATAAATAAAAACATCAAAAACATCAATATCCAATATGGAACAGGAACTCGATTTTACAGCACTCGAAAATCTTGGTGTGACCGATGCGATGCTCGCAGACATCAAGAAAACAGTTAAAGAACTGAAAGAGAAGAACCCCTCAATCAAAGCTATCTTCCCTCTTGTCGTGCAGGGCGATCCCACTTTCGACGATAAGGAACTGTATGTCGGCTACTTCCGTCAGCCGGACTTCAAGATTTTCTCAAAGTATCTTGTTGCTTCCGCACAGAATCAGGCTGGAGCTATGCGTCAGCTCGCCCGCGACACATTCCTTGCCGGCGACAAGGAACTCATTGATGACGACTCGCTTTTCCTCTTCGGTCTCACTGGCCAGCTTTCCAAGATTATTGCAACTCGTAACGGTGCCCTGGTAAATTTATCAAAGACCGGGAAGTAAAAGATACCGACTATTTCAGGCACAAACTCATCTTTATACGCCACTACTTTCCCGGTGTTGACATTGAAAACCTTTCAGACGAAGAATTTGCAGAACTTGCCAATGACGCTGAATGGTTCAATGCACAACAGATGATGGTCGCTCAAACGCAAACGCTTGGACTCCTTTCAAAGTAACTGAAACCCTGCCGCCAAAAGCGGTGGGGTTTCTTAATCTTTAACGCTCTGATTCAGCTATTCTTGATTAAAGCAACTTTCAGAAAATAATGAGTCAATATACAGTCGAATATAATATTCTGGTCAACACCAACAATGCCCCGCAAGCATTGATGGCGTTTGAACAGGCTGTTGCCCCATTGACCGCTGCTGCTAAGACCCTTCAGTCTGTTGCTAATTCTGTAGCTGCATTTAATCGTGCAACCAAGAATCTTACAACAAAGCCTCTGAATATTCAGGTCAATATAGCTGCTGGCACTGAAGCAAAGCTCGATAGACTACTTTCTAAGATACGCCAAATACGGCAAGAAAGCCGGACAATGTTGGCTGGCGGTACAGTTCCTATGGCTACTGGTGGCGCCACACGTGCTCCCAGAACAGTAGCAACATCTTCTACTTATGCTGCTCCAGCTCGTCGGGTAAGTACCGGCAATATGGGGTACCGTGTTTTAGGTCCTACGCCTATTGATGTGAATGGTGTCGCAGCTATTGATTTCCTTAAAGGTATGGGTATCGCTTATGGTATTGCCGGTGCCGGAAAAATGGTTAGTGATATTGTTAAGAGCGCTACTGAATACGACAATCTCATTCAGACTACTAAGAATATTCTTCAAACCCATGATAACCGTACAGATTTTGCTCGTCGCTTTACGCAAATGGAATCGGTTATCCGTAATGTGGGTGTAGAAACAAAATTTACTGCTCCAGAAGTTGCTGATGCGTCAAAGTTCCTTGCTATGGCGGGTCTGAATGTTGATGCAATCATGCAAGCAATACGACCTATTGCCGATATTGCACTTGTTGGCGACACTCAGTTAGGTGAAACCGCTGATGTTGTAACCAATATTATGACGGCATATCGAATGAAGCCATATCAAATGAGGAACGCGGCTGATGTGATGACTATGACATTCACCAAGTCGAATACCACTTTGATGGAAATGGCCGAGGCGTACAAATATTCAGCGGCTCTTCTTTCGGCTGGCGGTATCTCCTTTGAAGAAGCCTCCGGCGCTCTTGGTGTGCTTGGTGATGCCGGTATTAAAGGATCTCAGGCTGGTACAACAATGCGTACTATTATGGCCAATATCGTTAACCCGACTAAGAAGCAGTTAAAAAAATGGGAAGAGATTGGGGTTGAACGTTTTGGCGCAGATGGTCAGGTTCGACCATTAAGAGCTATTTTTGAAGACCTGGCAAAATCTGATTTGTATGTTAGTGACTTCTATCAACTTTTCCATAAGACAGCTGCTCAGGGTGCTGTTTCTCTTGCCAACAGTGTGGAGAAATGGAATGAAATAGTGACTCAGAATTTCTTGTCTGATGGTTTATCAAAACAACTTGCGGACAAGAAGAAAGAAACCATTCAAGGCTTATGGGCCCAGTTGACCTCTGCTATTACTGAAGATGGCATGAAGGCTTTTGGTGGTGTTCAAGAAAACATAAAGTCTATTCTTAAAAAAGGAATTGGCTGGCTCAAATCTGATGAAGCTGTAAAGTTATTCCATGACGGTGCCAAGAATTTTATGGAATTTGGCTCGATGATGGTGGATTCGATGCAACAGATTTTTTCTATCTTCTCCAAACTTGGTGGTCTTTGGAAACTATATATTAAATTTCAACTTTGGATTTATCCTTTGTTGACGATTGTTCGTGCTATAAAATCTATAGCATTAGCGGCCAAAGGGTTAGCTTTAATACCTCGTGGATTGGCTGGGTTAATTGGAGGGTTTGGATTAAGAGGCTTTATGGCATCTGGCACAGCTGTAGCAGCCACACAGTCTCCTTTGGCCTATTCTGGCTTTTCTTCGTTGGCCGCAAATGGATATAGTTATCGGCAGTGGGCTAAATCCAATCTCACATTAAGCAATGCCAGTTACTTGTTATCGGGTGGCATGATTCCTTTAACAAAGGGTGGGCGTATGTCTGCTGCTTTGGCTGCTCGACAAGGTATGCCTAAATCTTTGACGAAGGATCAAAGAACTACTCTTTGGAATAAAGCTGTCAAAGATTATCGTTCCAGTGCATGGAATACTGCACGACAGTCTTTATCGCCTCAGGAGTTCAGGCAATGGCAAAAGGGTTATATGAACCCTAATGAGTGGGCTTTAATAAGAGGTCAATATCAGGCTGAAGTACAACAGCAAAACGCCGCATTACGTCAACAACGGCAAATGGCTGGTAAAAAGGCAGCTCGTAATTGGGGGCTCAAACGTGCTGGCGGTGCCGCTGCTACTGGGCTTGCAGCAGCTGGTACTGGCTACTTGATTGGTGAATCTACAGAATGGAGTTCTGGTGGTATTCTTGCTGCCGGCTTGACTACTGCTGCCGGTGTTGCCGCAATGGGAGGACCGGCTGGTTGGATTGGTGGCGCTGTTATTGCAGTTGGCACATTAGCTGCTGCATGGTTTCAGGCCGGACAAGAGCAAAAGAGAGCTCTTGAAGCATTAGATCAATACAATAATTCTATTCAGACTTATCAAGGTCTTTGGGTTGGCGAAGGAGCTTCTGCTGAAGCTCGACAAATGCGAGCAGTATATCAGCAAAATGTAGACCTGAATGTTCTCATTGCCACTCGTATTGATTTAATGAGAGAACTCATAGGGCTGTCAACGGGTCCAGTTGATACCTCTGGCATCAAATTAAGTACAGATTTAGCAGATACACTTTTTGATAAATTTGATGCTGCTGATAGTATTTGGGGTAGTGGCGATATGTCTAATAAGGCAATCGAGATGTCACGTAAATATAACGAAAATTTATATGCACGTTACGGAACCTCGGATAAGCAAGGTTGGCATACTGGTTTATGGTCGTATGATGGTGACATATATTGGACGGGGTTAACTGGAACTAATTACAAATTAAATAATCCTGATGGAACCAGTGACCAACACGACGTTGCAACTGCGATTGCGATTGCAGAAGGCTTAGCAATACGTGGAAATGAAGCACAAGACATATTATCTCGTTATAGTGAATTAAAGAGAAAAGCGTTATGGAGTGGCCAAAACTTATCTGAAATCCAAGATATAGCGACCAATTGGGAAAACACGTATGGATGGGATGCAAGTTTGGCTCGTGCAAAAGCTGATACGAGACCAGATTTATGGAATTATAGTGCAGAAACATTCAAGGCATGGACTGGTGAAGATTGGGCACAGACCTATCCGTATGTAATGATGTTACATAATATGTTTGCGGATAGATTTGGTAACAACGCATCGTTCTTGACTGCTGCAAACTCATATTTCACTGGCCTTGAAAACAATTCTCTTGATGAAGCGACGGTTGTCAACTATATCAAGGAGATGGATAATAATCTGGGTATGTGGCTTGTGGATTATACCAAAGACAACATCGACAATTGGTATCGTAACATGGGTATAGACCCGGCCACAGGACAATTCTCAGGTATTACAGTAACAGACCCCATAACCGGTCAAACACGCTCATATACTGGCAGAGAAGCGGCACAAGCAGTACAAGCATTTGCAGAACAAATGTTGAAACTTATCCCGGTATTACCTCCGAGCGCCCAGCAAACAATGATTGATTTTCAACTGAGAATACAACAGTTGTTAGCTTTTGCTCGCACCGGTGCTTATGATGCTGAAACAATGGGGGCTCTAAATGTCGGTACCCATCGTGACGGCGAAAAAATGACTGTTGGAGGTGTGACTTGGACTCGTACAAATGGGAAATGGCAAGCTGCATCTGGCCCCTTCCAACTAATGGATGACACCCAGTTTTCTCAATACCAACAAGCTTTAGATCCAGATAAGAGCACCGATAATAATTCCGATGGAGGTGGTAGTGGCACTACCCATACCCCTCGCGTACCAACAGGGAGCACACAAGATTACAAGAATCATTATAAAAATCAGGCTGCTGCACCTCGTCAGATTATCATTAAGATGGATAGTCTTATGAATGTTGAATCTATTGATATGACAAATGCTGATAATTCGGCTGTTATCGCCAATGTAAAAGACCAGTTGGCACAGGCCCTTGTCGATGTGGTCGCAGACTTTGCAGCATCTTCTCAAAACTTAGTATAGTTTATAACAATGAGCATATTTTCAAATATATGGGGTACATTAGTGGTTTCTACCGCACGAGGCGCGACAGACGCTTTGGGTGGTACAAACCTTAGTTATCGTTATCGAGAAAATGGCGGCCAGCTTGTCTATCGTAAGCACCGAACTTATAAAAGTAAGTTAATTCAGGAAGCTTCACGCATTGCTATTCAAGCGGCCATGAATGAGATTAACCAACTATATCCGCGTTATATCCAGCGTCTTCAAAGAGAGAAACGCAAAGTTACTTTCCAGGATCAGATGGCGAATCTTTCAACACTGATTGAGAATCAAAGGATTTTTATTGAAAAAGATTATGGCCGATTGAAAGATACAACCACCAATAGGGAAATCTTAGCGGTGGATCAATATGGGACTATAGTTCCGGAAGCATTGATGCTCTCTTATGAAGGAGAGGAACAATTAGACGCGGGTCAGTATTATGCCGCTTCTTCTGGGACCGGAGATAAATCTCAAACAGAAAAAACAGGTGATTTCAAGACTAAACTTGTAGTTCATATAGATCTTGCTCCGCAAATATCTCTTTCCAGTCAGAAAAATATAGTGTTGACTCCAGTCCAGGGTCGTGATTTTTCTCGTAAAGAACTGGTGTCGGGCGGCGATTTTACTTTCAGTGTCAATGGTAATATCCAGAGCAATCAACCAGGGGTCTATCCAACAGCCGCAGTACAAAAGTTCTTGTTAACTATGCAATACGGTGGCATTTTGGATGTACACCATTTCCAGTTTGATCAGTTGGGAGTAAGTCGGGTAATCATAAAAGAATGGCAGTTAGGTAATCAGGATTGTAAAAATGTTCAGCCTTACAGTTTCACTTGTGTTGCTGTAGAACCGGATGAAGAGATTCAGATTACCGATACCATTAAAGAACTGAACCAAGATCTGGCTTATGCTCCTGGACTCAGCAAATGGCAACAACTGTTACTCCATGACAAGTTCCAACAGATTGCTCAGAACGCTATGACGAATATCCTTAACTCGTCGATAAGCACACTTACAGATATGTCATCAGGTAAAATCTAATGAAAAATAAGCTTTACGGTCAAGACGGAAAACAAGCATTTCATATTCTTATCTGCCTTATTCAAGTATGGGATAAGGCAGATGGGGATATGGTGCCTCCAGCCAACAATACATTGGAAATTGCAGAAGTGGAGTCTATTGAGATTTCTGATAGCTATCGACAGTTAATAAACAAGGCTAAGGTTCGATTTCCTCGTGGTACAGTGATAAGGAAAACCAGTGAAACTGTAGAGGATTTGTTGGAAGATGCCAGGAAAGTGACTGCTGAAATTGATAACCGAGGGATTTTGCTGACAACCCGAAAAAGCTATTCAGCAGCAGCAAGTGTTGCCGATTTCTCTGTAGGAAAACGAATAAGAATCTATCTTGGATATACAACTGATCCACATATTGCTTCGCTGCCTAAGTTTAATAGTAAACGAGGTTCCATCTTCACAGATTCTACCTTACATGAAGAATACTTTGATGCGATAAAAGCCAGTCCAGGGTATAGTGGGCCTATATTCGATGGTTATGTCACTAAATGTAGTATTGACACACCTATAGAACTGGAGTGTGAAGATCTGGCCAGTGTACTGAAACAATTTACGACTCCCAATATCGAGCCTAAAAAGGATTTGACAGTCAATGATTTGTTGGCTGCTGGTGGTAAATACGACTTACTCAAAGATACGGGATTTGAATTATACCCGGAAACAAAATCGTGCGATATAAATATTGGTAAGGTTTTATTCACAAGGGATTTAACACTGGCTGACGTACTCACTACATGGTCAAAAAATCATTTATACGCTTATGTGTATGTTGATTATAGCCAAGATCCTCCGAAACCATACATTGTTGTAGGACGCTCTTATTTCACGCTTAACTTTGCCAAAGGAACTGGAGGCAAAGATTCAATATTGAAACAGCGTGAACGAATGGGTTTCCCTTCAGCAGTTGATATTGATTTTAATTATAATGTTGCTGACAATGGATTAACTCTTGTTCAATCCAACAAAGATTTTCTTTGTGTACAAGGTCAATGTTTCCAAAAAGATAACAGTGTATATCATATTTCGCTTATTAAAAATCCAGATTGGAAAGAGGGCGATTCTGAAGATTCAAAATGGCGTTGGGTCAATGAAAGTAAGCTTTCTAAAAAGAAACAACGGGCCGGTCAGTCGCCTACAACTTCAGCAAAGATAGATATGAACAAATATACTGTGGTTCCGTATGTGTCTCGAAAAATAGGTTGTACTCCTGATGAATTGAAAGCAGAGATGATTGCCTATTACGAAGACTTTCATACCAATGGAATTGAAGGCTCACTTACTCTATTTGGCGATCTTCAGCTTCAATCTGGTATTAAAGTTCATCTTATTGATCCATACTATCCGGCAAAAAATGGAATGTATTTTATTGATGAAGTGACCACTAAGTTTGGTTTAGGTGGCTTTCGCCAGACTATCAGATTGCCATATTGCATAAAACTTGATTCTGAAGAAGATGAGCAGAACAATCAATGATGTTGGCATCAATGCCAACAGACGAATATATGACGCTATTCAGGCTATAGCTGGGCATGGTATTATCAATCCACGTACCGGTACAACGTACCGTGGAAATGGCGTAAGTGGATATGTCGCTAAAATTCACGATGACCCTTCTGATGAATACTATGGTACCATCGACGTGAAGGAATGGAACACCCTTACTGGTAGTGAGACAGACATCGAACTTGAAGGCTATCATACAGCAGTTCGATTAAGTGCTATCCAAGAAAGTAGCAAAGGCTTTGTAATCATCCCAAAACTTTATTCGGATGTGATGATTGCCGAAGAGCCAACAACAGGAACAGAGTATGTGACCATGTACTCTCATGTTGATGTCATTCAACTTGATTCACATGATACTATTGTTGTAGGTGTCAAAGAACGAAAAGAATTTGAACCTGATAATGATGGCTCTCCAGATATTGATGATTTGGAAGAAACCGGATTACGTTCTCAGACAACATATACTAAAGATAGGATTGAAACTGAGGTCGTAGATGAAAAAGGAAGCAAAAAAGTTGCTACTACTATTGATGCAGAAAGTGTTGCCTTTGATGTCGCCGAGGGTAAAACAACTTTTAAGGCTGACAAGGAAGAAGTTTTAATCAAACGTGATGACTCATCTCAGTCTATGAAAAAGGGTGAGACTATTGTTAAGGTCGGAAACGAGATTATCAAGGTTTCAACTGATGGTGTGTTTTTAGGTTCTGATAGTGGAACCAGTCATGCGGTTCTTGGAGAAGAATTGGCTGACATTTTAGCAGACATCTGTGACATGATCTCTCAAATTAAAACAACCACTCAGCTTGGGCCGCAACCACCTTTGAATCTTGCTCAATTCATTGCTACCAAAGCAAAAATTCAAGCATGGAAAGGCGCACTTTCCGGTTTCATTTCTAAGAAAGTAAACGTACAACACTAATGGCAGATAAACCGACACCAACGTTAAATCCAAAGATTGCGGAGATAGAAAAAGGGTCTATGGTGGACCAACTTTATACCGCTTTCGTTGATATGACCAACCGGGCCAATAATGTTGCGGCTCCTGATTTTTCATCCAATCCTCCGATGAAGGTTGATGAGCATGGGAATCAAATATATGACCCAAATGATCCGAATGTGCCATTAGTTGATTCTGATGCTATTGACAAGGCACTTTCTGATTATGCGGAGATTCAAACGAAGAACTATGCCTATGATATGGCAAGTTCTATCATGTCTGTTATGCAAGGAAGTGGGGGTTCTGGCGGATCTGGAAGTGGCACTTCTGGAGGTGGTTTTCTACCACTTGCCGGCGGCTCGATGTCCGGGCGCCTTTCAGCTAATTATGGAGTTGAATTAGGTGATTCTGGGAAAGCACTCATAACTATCACACATGATGGAAGTAATAAGCCTGTCGGTTATTTTAAGCTTCCAATGGAGATTACCGGCAATGTTTCTATTGATGGAGAGCTGTCTTTAGCCGATACTGGAATTTGGTTTAACAAGCATCAGTCTATATTCATAGCCGATCAGACTCTGAATATAGATTATCAAAATGTTAAAATAACCGGCACGACCGAAATAGATGGTCAAATAACAATCGGTAAAATACTTATCAATGGGACAAACGGTATTACGTTTGACGGACATGAGTATTATCATGCGGGTAATTGTAACAATCAAAATACAGATTGGGTAACTAAGGATCTTCATGTATATGGAGATTTAGTCGTCGATGGAGAAACTGAAATCAATGGCCGATTCAAGGCTCTTCGTGGTTTCGATTTGGGTGAAAACGGGGACCGGTATCTCTATTCATCCTATGACAATGGCAAGTGTCATCTTTGGTTGGCAACCGATCTTACTATCATGGGGTATGAGAATGGTATTAAGTTCGATGACCATTATATCATCAGGACAAGAACCACTGCAAATGATGTGATTTCATTTTGCGCTCCTGGCCGTGTGCTTAACTTAGGTGATACAGATACACCTGGAAACCCCCAATTCGCCACCAAATCGGTAGCCCTTCAGACTAATTTTACAACAGCTGATGGGCTTACGACACTGATTACTCCAAGTGGTAAAGGCTTTTTCAGAGGTTTGTCCGCGACAGCTGTAGAGAGTGGCGCCGATGTTGTTAAAGAGTTGGTCAAAGGCACGGTAATCGCCACCTACTCAGATAGCCCTATAAATAAAGGGGTCGTTTTTCGTAATCGAGCAACATTCTACGATCCATCTTCGGGTCCATCATTATATTCTGATGACGGCGTGATTTTCAATGTTGAGCTGCCTTATATTCAGAATATTAACGGAGTACCCAATACAACGAAGTATTTATGGACTACTAAGTTAGTTGTTACTGATTCTCCTTACGGAAACTCAACTCTCTCATCTCCTACACTTGCATTGGGGACAGATGCTCAATTTTTCCGTTTCGACAAACCAGTTGAAGCTGAATTTTTCTCCATAAAGTTAGGAAAACACCAAACCAAGCTTGGCGATGGAGTCCTATTCTTGGATAACAACGACAAGATTGGCGGCAACAATCTGTTTCTGGAGGCTGTCGGAAATTCGATTTTTCATTCCGGTAATGCAACCTTTAATCACAGTCTGAGTTCGCAAGTATTTACAAGCGGCATGGCTGGTTCAGGTTGGGCTATACTGGAAAATGCACTAAATGGCAGCTTCCATGCGACCTTCGATGAACTAACGGTTCGTAAAAAGATGAGAATATATGAGCTGGAAGTTCAAAAACAGAATGTTACCAATGGTTCTTGGTGGGTCACTGATGCTTGTTCGGGTGATTTAGTAGAAGAAGTTCTGTAATGGCAGTATTCAACTATAAGAAATACAAAATCTCGCTTGCCCCCAACTCATGCAAAACGCAAGGGTTGAGGGTCGGCGATATTGTACGCCGACAATATTTTGATAATCAGCTTGAACAAGTAATTAAAACCGATGCGCAGGGTAATCCTATAAAAGACCAAGACGGTAATATAGTTAAAGTTTACACCGGGAAACACATTGAGTCGGTTTATAATCTCATGTGTGTGTTGGAAACTGGTGAATCTTTGGTTGACCAATTACTTGAAGATGGAACCCCAGTTTTAGATGAAACTGGAAATCCTGTAAAATTTAAGCAACCGTGGTTTATTGGCGCTTTAATAGACGGTGTAGATAGCCCTCCCCAGCAAGGACAAGTTCTTGATTTTGCTCGTGTAACCAGTCTGTTTGATACGGACCGATCCGGAGCTTTGTATCTAACGGCTTCCGATGATCAAGCTCCTTATATGGATGTTATTGACGGTATTGGCCGAAATGAAAGTCTTTGTTGGCCAGAAGATATTTGTCAGTCTCCTAATCCTGATTGTGAAACACAATATTATCTTCAAGGTACTATCAGTGGAGATTACACCCCTTATGATGGTAATGGTCACAATCGTGTACTTCATGTAGTCCGAGAATCTGGTGGCGCATCTTTTACTGGTATTCAACAAGATTTTTATAAATATGTTTCCAACCCCAATATGGTGTTGGTGTCGTATAAAGCCAGAGCTTCTGCTACAGTTCGAGCTGGTGTCACTTTGGGATATGTCAATGATTCTAAAAGTGATACTGAAAACCCAATAGAAGTTCAGTTTGGCAATGAATGGAAATATTATTTCCACGCCATTACTGTCGATTGGTCTGGACGCCATCTTCGCACCCTGAAGATGAATCTTGGTTCTATGCACGTTGATGAGGAAGTCTGGATTTCTGACTTCAACATCATACTGCTCTCCAGTGTCGCTAATTTCAAAGACGCTTCAAAAACTCGTATTGGGCGCCTTGATGGGGTCGTAGATCCCGTCTTTGGCCGATTGGAAGGATATGGAGGCTATCTCCAGAAACTTTTCGCATCTCAATCCGCTCATATATCTGGTACGTTAACAGCCGGAGATGAAAATGGGTTTGGGTCGTCTTTTTATGCTGGCAAAATCCATAAGAATGTTCTCAGAAATTCTTTGGGACTGAATACGGTTGGTGGTGTATTGTTATCAACTGAGAGTAGTCCAACTGGTGTTGGCAATACAATACGCATACAAAGTGCGACTTCACTTATAATTCAGGAAAACAAATGGCTATATCCTAATCCCGGCGAAGGTGAAAGTAAGGTCGGAAAAACTTACACATTCTCTTTCTGGGCTTATTCTAAGAAACCATGTGTAATAGATTTGCTTCAGAATGGCAAATCGTTAGGCGCAATCTATATCAATATACTCCAAACGCATCAGTGGGTAAGGCTTCACAAAACCTTTGAGATTAAAGGGCTTGAAGTAGCTAATATTACCGACCAACTGATAGTGACCATTCAGCCTACATTCAAAGAAGTTTCAGATGTGGCGTTTGGAAATGAGTTCAAAAACGACAAGTTTACAAATCCGGATGATATAGCTGATGATACCCAGATTCAGGATGAGGATGAATTATTGTTTAGTGCTCCACAATTTGAATCAGGTAGTCTTGTTACTCAGTATCAGCCTACGGACGATGTTCTCAATTACACTGAGGATTATGGTGCATGGTTCAACAGAGGTGGTATCGGTGGTACAATTCAGAACCCTTTGCTTCGTTTGAATTACGATGGTAAAGGGGGTATCGCAACACGTCCTACTGGTCCTAACGCTAAGCCGTCTTTAGCCCTAAATCAAGACGGTTCGGGGCATGTAGCTCAGGGCAAAATTAGTTGGGATGAACAAGGCGATGTGACTTTTGATAAAAATGTGCATCTGAATTGGGATAATCTCGGTGATGACACCCAGCAAGAGATTGTCAGCAAATCTATACGAATTATTGGAACTGATACATTTACTTTATTGGGCGATGCAACTGGTGCTACTCCAACTACAGATCCGGCAGATATAACCCTAAGCCTCGAAGAAGAGAATATTAGCAGTGGCGTTGACAATCGTAAGTGGCAATACCTCAAAGGTTATGAATGGATTGATTTTCCCGAAGGGAAGAACAATGGTAAGACTTTGACAATTTTTCCATTCAATGATTCACCGGACTATTGGAATGATTCCAACAAACTGACAGTTCGATGTCTTGTTGTGATGGATAAGGGTACAAAAAAAGAAAAGACTTATTCAGACACTTTCACTATTCGGAAACAGCTTATTGCCGGATATACGATTGAGATAACATCAAGTAATGGTACTGGCTTTAAGAATAATGATTGTTCTACTATTCTTACCGCTAATGTCTATTATCAGGGCAAATTGGTTGATCCCACATATTGTCAACAGCATTATGTGTTCAAGTGGGTCAAATATGATATGGTAGATGGTGAACCAGTTGAGGATGAATCGTTTTGGGGAACTCCAGGCACAAGCGATTATATCGACCCTACTAAGCAACAAATTACTATTGATTATAATATATCTGGCTCTGATTATTTCACTTGCGAAATGATGCTTTCGCCGGGTTTTCCATACGATTTCCCTATATATTTCTAAACGATGGCAGAAAAACTCAATTTTAACGATAAAACCGAAAATAACGGTACAAATGACCGTGGGAGATTGACTGCTGCGGAATTTAATCAAGTTGTTAATGCTGTTAATGATCATTCTGAAGCTCTTGGTGGATTAAAATTAAAGACCATCGAGGGAGAAACTGCATTTGAGCAACTTGACACAAAAGAATCAGACACAGTGTACCTAATATTTGATGACTGATGCTTAAAATTGGCAATAAAGATGTCAGTCAAGTTCGTGTAGGTTCACGAGTTGTCACGGCCATTTATGTCGGAGCCAGACTCGTGTGGTCTGCAATCTCGTCATGTTTTGGTTCCGGCTGGTGGATTAACGATAAACCGTGGCGGGATAACGAAGGATGGAAAAATTAACTCTCATTTATAAATATGGCTAAAAAATTTAGAACCGACGACATATCGGGATTTGATGAAGATTGGAATGGCTCGTCTTCCAATACTCCACCAACAGCTTCCGATGAGTCAGTTGACTTACCCTATTCAGGTAGGGCCATACAGAAATTTGTCCGAGAGAAATTAAAACTCCACGAAACAAAGAAAATCGGGTTTATAGCCCCGATGACTGGTAAGATTGACGGGTATTATCATATTCGTGGATTCGCTTCTCGTGATGATTATAATCTTTATCTCGGAGATCCTGATTTGAATCAGGATTTGATGCTCTGCGACATTACCATACCTATCAGTGATGAACAAGGGGTAATGAATATCGTGGAGTTGACAACAGCGTCCAACCAAAATAATCTTGTCAGCATTGACGGTAACGTGATTCTGAGGATGCGGTTCACATCTCAGATTTACAATCCTGTCACACAATCTAAGACTGACACTTATGAAGACGGCGTTATCTCAATCTATCGTAGAGGTAATGCTAATGAATCATGGCGTAAAGTTGGTGAATTGCCGATAAAATCGGTACAGGCTGATAGTGAAGACTACACAGACATCGACATCAGTTCAATGCTTAACTCCGGAGCGTGTCAGCTTCGTGTAGTTGTAACTGGAGACCAAACCCAGGCGACAACAACCTATGTCGTTTTTCAGAACGTTGTAAAGACTTCTTTGACCCTTCAGTTTAGGAATGAATGGCAGTTACCAATTATCGGAGAGTCTATGTCGTTGCTCTACACCTATACTGGTGATGTGGCAAAAACACTTAATCTGAAAATCTCAGGTGATGGCGGTGAGCGCATTGTACGTTTCCCTCTTGGAACAAGGGTATATACTGAAACTCCTAATCAGTTTGATATAACTGATATTGAGAGTGATACAGTAAAGGTTATGTCTCATGGCGTTCACTCAATTGAAGCATGGCTGTCTGTTGATGGCATGGATGCTGAAAGCGAACACGTTTTTTCTCAGGTTATGGTTGTATCTGATTCTACTGATACGAAGCCATATCTGTTATTGAATGAGGTACAAAAGAATTTGACAAACTGGACTTCAGCCACCTTGTTCAAATGGTGTGTATATAATCCTTCCGGGCAGAATATCCCGGTTAGATTCTCGCTGACAGATTTGACAGGAACGACAACATATCTGACATTGGAAGAAGATAATGCTGCCTCTGGCGTTGTCTATACTTTCAATAATATGATTGAGATTGAAAGCTCCGTTACTGCTTTCAGCGCATATATGACCTTCCATTCGGGTAATACTGAACTGTGTGATAAAATCACATTCGAGATTGACAACTCCCAGAATTTTGCGCCAGTACCAGGCGCCGATTTTATTCTCAACCCTAAACTTAGAAGTAATTCTGAGGCAAATCCTGGAACAATCATCAATGCTGTTACAGGTCAGGTGGTCCCAGCTCAATTCAAAGGTTTTGGTTTTGTGAGTGATGGCTGGGTAATTGATGAGAACGGCATCCGCTGTCTTCGTGTTCCTAATGATCGTGAAATAATCATTGATTATGAAACATTATCCGGTTTTGTCGGTGATGATTCCGTTCTCAAATCTTCGTCTTTAACTATTGAATTGGATTTTGCGGTTCGAGCTATTTCTAATGAGAGTACGGCGGTTTTGAAGATGTGTTCATATACATCTTCTGGCAACCCTCTCGGTTTTGAGATGCGTCCTTTGGATGCTTGCTTTATGACTCAGAATAAAGTCAACCGCAAAGATCAGGAAATTGGCTATGATGAGAATGTGCGTACACGAGTTGCGGTGAACCTTCTCTACAATATGTCAAATAGCGGTCAGAACTATTGTCGTATTTTTGAGAACGGCATCATCAATAAGGAGTTCAATTACCCCTCGACAGATGTGTTCGTGCAGTATGTGAATGGTGTTGAGACTTCCCAGGGTATTCGTATTGGGGGTGCCAACGGAGCAGACATTGACATTTATTCAATTAAAGTCTATAAGAAGGCACTGACATCAGAGGATGTTCGTCAAAATTACATGGCCTCTCTTGACAGTTCAGCTGAAAAGATTGCTTTCCGTGATGCAAATGATATTATGTCTGGAGCAACAATTAGCTGGGATATGGCTTTCTCCAAATACAATGTTATTAAGTGGATTGGTCGCTACGCAACATACGGAGATTCCAAGAAAGATAAGTTCCCCGGAACTCTTGTAATCCACCAGCAGGGTAAACCAGAATACAGTGGCACTTTGACCGAACAGGAAGAAAAAGGTCAGGGTACATCGTCTATGTTGTACGATTTCTGGAACGGTGATTTTCGTTTTGTTAAAGGCGGTAATGGCACATGGACTGATGAGCTTGGAATTGTACACGGACAATACTTCCAGCTCGGCCCCGGTATGCCTAAAGCGACAAAAAATGTCGGCAAGGTTAATTTCGCTTCTTCTCAGCAAAGTCATAAACTTGGTTCTTGCGCTCTTTATAATGACCTTTATAAAGCCGTTTGTGGCGGTTCATCAATTACTCAAACTGAAGGTTATGAGCATTGTCGTTTTGCTGTATGCCAAGAACCCTTCTTGTTCTTCATACAGGATGATGAAAATTCAGAGCCTCGTTTTGCCGGCTTTATGACCTTTGGCCCTGGCAAGGGTGATAGCGCTACATTTGGTTTTGACACCAAGAAATTCCCTGACCACCTTGCAATCGAAGGCGCCGATAATGATCGAGATCTTGTAATGGGTCGTGTACCCTGGATAGAAGAAGATGTTACTTATGATGATGAAGACTGGTTCTATGCCGGTCAGAAATCATTTAGTCTTATGGGTGGTGACATAAGTAAAATTCACTACTTCCAAGATGCGTACAACTTTGTTTTCCAGACTTTTGACAATATAGACTATTACGAGGGTACCATTGAAGATCTTCAAGCCGATGTAAATGCCAATAATTCTAAACATTATTGGTTAACACAATCGAGTGCGAACAATGATAAATACGATTTATATCGTTACGATTTCATTGGACTTCGTTGGGTAAACGCCGGAATAAATAAACTTGCAGATGGCAGTTACTCGAAAGTCAATATCAACACTCAATGTGGCAATATTGCGAGTGGTACCAATTGGACGCAACAGAACGAAGCGTTCAAGGCGGCTCGTCTTGCTATCTTCAAAACTGGGATAACTAAATATTTTAATCTAACCCAGACTTTGTTTACCATGAACTTCCTGAAACTCATTGCAGCTTCGGATAATCGTGGTAAAAATATGTACCTTTATATCGACCCTATCACACATCTTATAGGATGGTATCAGGACGACCTTGACACAATCTTCCCCACCGATAATGTCGGTAAAATGGATAAGCCTTATGATGTTGAGGAACATGATGTTAAGGCTGATGGCGGCACATATTGGAACTCTGGCTCTAATTCATTGTTCAATCAGATAGAGCTTGCCTTCCCTGATGAACAACGTGCCAATATGAATACCATTCTTCAGGAAATGGCGAAACTGAGCGATGATGGTACTGTATTCGGCTGTTTTGAGAAATACTATTTCCATGTACAGAAATATTTCCCGGCAGTTGCATACAATGAAGTTGCCAGACTCGTTTATGAACGTGCCAGAACTCGTTATGTCAACGGTCAGTATAACAACGGTACAGACCCTATCACTCAAAGTAATGGTGACTCTCTCCAGCGCGAGATTCAGTGGATCAAACGCCGTATAGCTTACATATCGTCTTATGCGAGCTATGGGGAGTTTAGTTGTCGAGACGCTTTTCGTTCTGCTGGTTCACTGAACTTCCGCTCTGTTTTGAAGCGTGATGGCTCTAAGTGTACATACAAGTTCAGCATTGTACCTCATATTTCGATGTACCCGACTTTTGCCATAGGTCAGTCTTTGAAATATGGCGAAGGTAATGCTCGTGCTCCCCGTATCAGGGCTGGAGAGCGATATGATGTTACTGTTGGTGATTCGGATGGCAACTCTAACGTATTTATCAATGGTATAGATTATCTCAAATCTATCGGTGACTTTACAGATAAGGCTCTTGATAGAACATTTACTCTTCAGGGTGAACGTTTGACTGAGTTTGAAGTCTTAGGTAACACACTTCCGGAATTTAGACCTTCTTCAATGGAGATTGTTGCGCCCCTACTCCAAAAGTTAATAGTACGCAATGTTTCAACATTGGCAGGTGGTCTTGATTTGTCTTTGGAGAAGAAACTCAATATCCTTGATATACGGGGTACAAGTTTCAACAGCATTTCGCTTCCAGCTACAGAGTATTTAACAAGCGTTCAACTTCCGGCAACGCTTCGTTCTTTAACTCTCGATCAACAGCCGAATCTGGAAACCGTAACTCTTGAAGGAGCCTCTGCTCTTCAGCGTCTTTCTTTGGGAGCCGGAATCCCTAATTCCCGTGAGATTTTCAACCTTTGCTATACTGGTAATGCCCCGTTGAATTATCTGAAGATGTTGAATATTGACTGGGAAGATGCAACGCTCTATATGGTCAATTATCTGGCATCCATTACAGACAGCGAGGTAACTGGCAAGATACAGCTCCCGAAGAATACCGCTCATCGCCCCAACTTCGCTAATAAAGTTTCATGGCTGAAACATTGGGGCAATGTGGATTCTGCTACCAACCCTCTTCAGATTTCATACTATTCTACGCCGATTGCAGCAATCAAAATTAGTGGTAGTCAATTCATCTATCAAACTGGCAATCACACATTCAAGTGCTCTCCCAATACTACTAATGGTAATGATGTTGTTGGCATCCGTTGGGAACTGGAGAACAATCTGTATAGCACTCTTGTAAGCCAATCCTACGATGAATGTGTTGTGAATGTCAGTCAGTTGGGTGATGAAGACACAATCGCTCCTACAACTAAACTTCATTGCTATCTGACAAAGACGGATGGTTCTGAAATCCACGCAGAATGGGAGATAGGTCTTTATCCTCGTAGAGCTCATATTGGAGATTATGTGTTCTATGATGGTACTTACGGCCCCACTGTTTCTGGAAAAACCGTGGTCGGTATTTGTTTCTATGTAAATCCTCTTGACCCTACTGACCGTCGAATGGTCGCTACTCAGAGTCAAGGTACGGATCATTGGGGGCTTTATCCGGCCAATGATGGGAACGGAGTATCAAACAGTATTACACTTCAGGACAATGAAACATATAATGTATATGATATTCAGTCTATTGCCAATATCACTTCATCTGGTCTGAAGAATAATATTGCAAATAACTCTCCGTGGTATGTTCATCCTGACAACTACTTGGATGAAGACACGGTTGATGGTTTTGTTGATCCGGTGAATAACACTGGTGCCGCAGACGGTCTTGCCTCCAGTATCAATGGTAGAACGGGCAAAGAAGACCTGACTGCTGAATTGGCTATCCTTTCCAGATCTTACAAAGCGGGAGAATCCGTGCCAGTTGGTTTGGTCAAGACATTGAAAATCATCCAGCACAGAAATAAAATTCTGGAAGATTCAAGTGTTGATCTCCCGATACCGCAAGCGTCTGAAACGATGACTGAAACTGGCCATTTGAATTATTTGATTCAAGAAGTGGTTTCTGCTGAAGGCCATAAAAACGCCTATCGTCAATTCTATTATCCGGCAGCAAGTCTCTGTTATGCTTACCAGCCAAGTGTTAAAGAAGGTGAAATTTTGAATGATAAGTTCAAATCCCATAACTGGTGGCTTCCATCATCAGGGGAACTTGCTCGTATGTATTGGCACTCTAAACAAGGTCCCTCTTATCCGGATGATGCCAGAATTGGCCCGATTTTCAAACATGGCGTAGATGATGGCGTCTTCAACGACTTCCCTGCCAGCTACCACTGGGCCTCCACTGAGTACTCCAGCAGCTACGCCTGGACCGTCTACTTCGGCTCAGGGACCTTCAACAACCACTACAAGTACGGCAGTTACGTTGTGCGGGCAGTGGCAGCATTTTAGTAGGATCATTCAGGCCGC